CGTGGGTTCCGGCGGCATTGTCGGTCGTGACCATTGCGGGATTCTTTTTCTTGCTAATTGGTGCGGCGGGTAACTTTTTTGAGCTCACCGGTTCGGACGTGATGATGTTGTTGCTGGGCGTACTCGCTCGAGAAACCGCTTCCGTGTATCAGTTTTGGCTCGGGTCTTCGTCCGGCTCCCGCCAAAAGACAAACATGATGGACAAGAAATGAAACTCGCACCACACTTTTCACTCGCTGAAATGACTGCGTCCGAGACTGCGGCCCGCAATGGCTGGGACAACACGCCGAGCGAAGACGAGATTCGCAACCTTACTCGCACCGCACAACTGCTGGAAATGGTGCGGGATACCGTCGGCAAACCCGTACTCGTGAACTCTGCTTTCCGGTCTAAGCAGGTGAATGACGCCGTAGGCTCGTCAGATCGCTCTCAGCACCGCTTAGGATGTGCGGCTGATTTTCGCGTCCCACAGATGACTCCGAGGGAGGTTGTAGAGGCTTGTATCGCCGCAGAGCTACCCCTCGATCAAATCATCGTCGAATTTGATGCGTGGACCCATATTTCGGTCCCCAACGACCCCGCAACGGCTCCCCGCCGGCAAGCTCTCATTATTGATAGGAACGGCGCAAGACCGTTTGCTTAAGACTTAGGGAAATCCCCTAAAGATACTGTTTGACATTTGCAAACAGTCTGATTTATACTTTCTCCACGGTCGAGAATTTCTCCCAGACCGGTTAAAAGGAGATAGTCAAATGAGCAAGTACACAGTCTTTCAAATCAATCTTTCTGACGAGCAATACGAGAACAACGCAATTCGCGAACTGTATCTCGACACCATCATGTCACCCACGGACAACGCAATTGCCGCCGCTCGTGATCTTTATGAGGTGGTTGCAGATATTGAGGCCGACTCTTTAAGCGACGTCTTTGAGATTGGCAACATTGGTCCCGAGAATAAGATCACCCGCAAAGCTCCGATGCACTCGCTTTCGGTTGGCGACATTATTCTTTGCGAATCCGGCAAAGTAGTTTACGTCGCGCCTATCGGCTTTCAGCCCATCAATTTCTAAACAACGGGGCTCCGGCCCCTATCGGAGGATTTTATGTCACCACTTTTAAAAGAAGCACTCAAGCGCGAAAATGCATTTCGCGAGATCGAGTCGCGCAGAAACGACTTTACCGACGACGAGCTCAAGCTCAACTGGCTCGACGGTCTCGGGGTTTGCTTCGTGCTAATAGCTATTTTTGTTATGTTGAACTTTATTTAACGGAGGATACAAATGGACGGAATAGTCAAAATAGGCGGGAAGGATTATCAAACAGTCGCTTACCGCATCAAGCGCATGAGGGCCGATCATCCCGATTGGCAAATCCATACTGACCTTTTGGTACACGACGCTGATCGCGTGGTTTTTCGTGCGGAGGTTGCTGACGCCGCTGGGGTTACTCTCGCAATTGGTCACGCAGAGGAATTCAGAGCGCAGGGCCGGATCAACGCAACGAGCGCACTCGAGAATGCTGAGAGCTCCGCAATAGGCCGAGCATTGGCTCACGCCGGCTGGCTGGGGTCTGACATTGCAAGCGCAGACGAAATGCTTTCGCCTAAGATGCAAGCACCCAAACCGACTCCAAAGGCCGACAACCTTAAGGTCAAGTTTGATGAGGTTAAGACCGAGGACGAGCTCAAAAGCCTTTGGGAGTCGATCCCGAAGAATCTGCGGCTTGCGGTCACCGAATATAAGGACGCCGCGAAAGAGAGGGTGATGAAATGAATTGGTTCATAGGTTTCATGATTGGGATTTTCTTAACCGCCGGCTACCACCGCATTCAAGAAGGTCACGAAGCAAAACAAGCCAAACAGTTTATTGATTTCGAGGAAATGATTGCGGCCTACAACAAAGGCGCAAGCGACGTTCTCCGTCTTAATCCTATTGACCCTCGGCTCGAGTCAACGTGCGTTCAGTTATGGGGGATGAAGCAATGATTACCCTTTCTTTTGAGTGCAATACCGCAGATGACGCAAAGACCTACATAAACGCTCCCGAGGCCAAATGTGCCGCACAAGAATTTCGCGAGCGACTCCGGTCGAAGATCAAACACGGCGAGCATAGCCCCGAGGTGCTTGCGGAGCTCTTATCTGTGCAAGAACACTTTTATGACTCGGTGGGGGAGTACCTATGAACGAGATCGACTTAGACGCCTATACCAAAACCATACTCGACACGCATTGGAAGGAGCTCAACCAACGCGGCCTAATCAACCTCAAAAAAGGCTCGGAAAAAAAGGGGTGGAAGGGATTGAATAGGCTTGAAAAGCAAGAATTGTGGGTTTTTTCTAAGGTCAATCGAATCAGCAAAGATCGCTTTTTCGACATTGTTGGAGAGGTTGAAGACTACTTGCGGAGGAAAAACGCATGATTGATTGCACCGACGAGCAACTAATAGAGGAAGTGCGCCGCAGGGGTTTTGTAATTCGTGATGCTCAGATAGGGCGTCAATGGGTTGGGCTGACGGATGCCGACAAACACGAAGCGTTTGATGAAACCCAAGAGGCAAGCGGTGGATTTTGGGAGTTTGCGGATTATCTTGAAGCCAAACTAAAGGAGAAGAACAGATGATCACCTGCCCAAACTGCGGCTACAAAGAAGCACCCATTCCAATTCCGAAGAAGCTCACAAAGACGCATGAGGCGATCATCGCTTTCTGCCGCACCCAACGGACCTCGAAAGCTATTGCAGACCATTTGGGTTGCTCGATGACTGCGGTCTACCACCATTTGCGGCTATTGCAACGGCTCGACCAACTGGAAAAGATTCAAGAAGCTGATGCTGGCGGTCACAACTGGGGTTGCACGTTTAAGGCAACGGGCAAGAAGATCGCTTTCGACCCGACGTGGATGCGATACACCACAGACGTGATGGGGGTGCGGATATGACGAGCCTTCAGAGAGGGGACAATTTTGGCAACTGGATGAACGACCGGTGCGGGAAACTGACCGGCTCGCGTATGGCCTCCGCGATGGCCTACCTCAAACCTAAGAAAGAGGGGGGAGAAAAAAGTGACAAAGCGGAGCGCAAGAGCCTCAAGATCGAGCTACTCGCGGAGCGTATGACGGGCGACATTGTCACGAAATACACGACCGGCGCGATGCAATGGGGGACCGATACCGAACCGCTTGCGAAGTCGGCTTATGAGGCGGCTACGGGCCGGCTCGTGCGGGAGGTTGGATTTGTGGATCACCCAAAAGTGGAAAATTTAGGCTCGTCTCCCGATGGCCTCGTGGGGTCCGATGGGCTGATAGAGATCAAATGCCCCACGACGGGGACACACTTGCAGACGATTCTTGATGGAGTCGTCCCCACGTATCACTACCCGCAACTTATTTTGCAATTAGCGTGTACGCAAAGGGAATGGGTTGATTTTGTTTCGTTCGATCCTCGGGTCGATGAGCAACATCAACTTTTTGTGCGGCGTTTCTATCCTACGAAAGAGCAGATCGCAGAGGTTGAGTCTGAAGCGATCCAGTTTCTTGCGGAGGTGGACGCTATGTTTGAAGTACTTTCTAGGACGGAGATGATCGAATGAGCGTATTTAAGAGGGTCTTAGCGGCCCACGAGTATGAAACCCGCGAGGGCAAGAAAACAAGCTGGAAGGAGGTCGGAATTATCACGCAGAACGATAAGGGCAATATGTTTTTGAGCCTTCACCATTTGCCTAATCAGAAATTCAACCTTTTTGACCCCGATCCACCGAGAGAGGCCCGTCAAGCAAACCCTCAAAAACAGTCGGGGAACTCGTTTGATGACATAAGAGACGACGTACCATTCTGACTCATCCTACGGGTGAGATTCAGTTTTTCAACAACCCTAAGACCCGCTTCGGCGGGGCTTTTCTATTGTTTGTCATAGTTTTATGCTTCACTCTTACAGATGAAGCTCGTAACCGGAAACAACATTCGGGTGGTCTACGAAACCCTTATCCAACTGCCACCAATGGACCGCTGGCGGCTTCCACCGAGCAAAGACGTAGAGTTTAAGGCGCGAGCTCTGAAAGACGTCTACGGGCTTTATGAGGCCGATCCGCACGTCATCACAATCTCAACGCTTAAAGTCGGTCACCTCGACACGCTGGTTAAGACGGTCGCGCACGAAATGGTCCACCTTAAGCGGTTCCTCGATCAAGACCCTGACTGGACCCAGCACGACGAGCGGTTTCTCGAGCTCGGCAATGAAATCTCTGCGGTGATGGGCTTCGATCCAAAAGAGTTTTAATGCCGTACAAAAACCCCGAAGACCAACGTCAAAACACAAACTCGTGGTATCAACGCAACAGAGAACAACATATGGCGGCGACCGCTCGGAACAAAGAGCGTTACCGGCAAATGTGGATCGCCTACAAAAGCACCAAAGAATGCGTCCATTGCGGCGCGGCCCACCCAGCGATCATCGACTTTCACCACGTCTTGCGGAAAAACACCAAAAAGGTTCACAAACTTGCGGCGAATGGGGCGTACAAGCAAGCGATCAAAGAGGCCGAAGACAAGTGCATCGCGCTCTGCTCAAATTGTCACCGCATTCTCCATTGGAACGAGATGTTGGCGAGGCAAGACGAAAGACGGCAATTGAAGGATAATCAAACAGATGGACATTCTGACCCCTAAAGGTCAAAAGACGCTTGAAGACGAGCATTGGGCCGCACAAATTTGGCTCAAAGCAAACCCTTCGTATGAATATGTCGAGACGCCTAAAGATGCTCCGGCGGCGGTTGATGCTCTGCTTGTCAAGAACAACGTCATTCGAGCGGTGGTAGAGGTCAAATGCCGCTATGACATGACGCTCAACGAGCTCTTGATTGATCGGGAAGGTCGCTGGCTTGTGACGTTCGAGAAACTATTGCGGGGCAAAACACTAAGTGAGTTTCTTTGTGTTCCGTTTTTGGGGTTCATTTATCTCGTGCAAGACCGCACTCTGCTAGTCACCACTCTGACAAACGATAGAGGCGACTTCATTGCGGATATGCGGATCACCGAGCGTATGACGCAAGCGACCGTGAACGGGGGCGAAAAGCGCAGGACGGTCGCGCTGGTAGACTTAAGCAACTCTAAGGTTTACAAACCTTAAAGCGATGGTATTATTCACTTGCGCTGTGGCGGCGCGTAGCAGGTTGGAAAGTCAGTCTCTTTTGGGCTGGTCTATCTGACCGTATCTTTTCCCCCACACGGGTACTGACCTGCCGGAATGCCACCGGATAGGCCAGCACCAAAGGAGATTGACGTGCATTACTACGACTTCAATATCGGTGATTACCGGAAAGACACGGTTCACCTTTCGCGTTTGGAGCATTACATCTATCGAAATCTAATCGACTGGTATTACTTAGATGAATGTCCCATCCCACTCGAAACCCAATCGGTTGCGCGTCGGTTACGACTGGAAACCGAAGATGAGCAAAAGTCATTGCTCGCGGTATTGAAAGACTTTTTTGTTGAGTCTAAAGATGGTTGGAGGCATAAAAGAATTGATGCGGATATAGCAAAATATCATTCTCAATGTGTCACTAATAGAACCAACGGCAAGAACGGGGGCCGGCCTAAGAAGGAAAAAAACCCACTCGGTTACGACTCGGAACCCAACGGCAACCCAACCGTAACCCTAACCAATAACCATAAACCAATAACCAATAACCAAATAAAGACTAAACCCGACCGCCTACCGGCGGTATGTTGCCCAGAAGGTCTCTCTGCGGATCTGTTTAAGGAATTCAAAGCGGTACGCAAGACACCATTGACTCAACGGGTGCTCGACAAAATTCGTGCGGAGGCTGAAAGCATCGGATGGACCCTCGAGCAAGCATTGGAGAAATGCGTCTCTAGAGGCTGGAAATCTTTTGAGGCCGAGTGGGTGAAAGAGAAACAGTCGTCTCCAGTATTATCCTTTGCGGAACGAGACGAACTTGCTAAACGGAAACGCTGGGAAGAAATGACCGGTCGTCCGTGGCCTACTGAGGGTGAAACCGTTAAACGATTGGAGGTCTTATGAACCTGAAAGTTATTGATGCGCTATGGAACAAAATGCTGGTGGTCTACGGGGCCGATTGGGAGCGTAAATACAGCGGACCGCTCGCGGAGATCAAAGGCGCGTGGGCCGACGAGCTCAAAGGCTTTAGCGTCTTGCAGTTAAAGTACGGTTTGGCCCACTTACCCGAGAGACCGCCGAACTTGATCCAATTTAAAGACCTATGCTCGAAGGCTCCGACCTACTTCGACTCTCCCCAGCTAACCTACCGGCCCAAACCCTCACCGGATAAACTTGCGGCATTCCGTCGCGCTATGGAGGCCGCATGAAGCACCAACGTCAAGAAGGCGGCGACCACTACCGCAATTTGGATGTGCAACCGTGGGAGGCTCTCGAGTCGTGGATGACGAAGGAGCAATTTCACGGGTTTTTGCTGGGGAGTGCGGTCGCCTATCTATCTCGCTTCAATGTTAAGGTTGCGGGGAAGGGTGGCATTGGTGACGTGAAGAAGGCTCGACACTATTTGGAGGCATTGGAAGAATGTTTGACAAAAACGAAATGAACTACCTTATCGAGCAAGCCGAGATCGATCTCGAGACCGGCTGGGACGACGACAACGCTTTTCAGATCGCAGAGGCGGCTTTCCTCCACGGGGCTCATATTGCTCGCTCAGAAATGTATATCCTCATCAACCGCAAGCAAGAGTCGATCAAGAAGTTTCTTGACCGTTTGCTCGATCCCGAAGGGTTGGGTCATGCGGTGACTCAAGAGGTGCGGGAAAACGCTCGGGAGCTCCGCAAGTGGCTGAACTGACTTGTAACGAGTGCTCCACCCGCACGAAGCTGGGTGGCGTCTTCAACATAACGTGCTCGGCCTGTCGTGCGGCTCTTGCTATCTCGGAGCCCTGCAAGATCGCTCGTAAGGAAATGGTTGACGCGATGATTGCCAAATTCGGTCCGGTTGATGACTGGACTGTTCCGAACTGCGGTTGCGAGCGGGTTTGCAAGCGGAAAGAGGCCCAACGGGGCGGTTATGTTCCGAAGTAAGAAGCTACTCGCGCTGGCCCAGTTTGCACCGTGTATGCATTGCGGGATAGAGGGGCAAAGCGTCTCGGCTCATAGCAATCAGTTAAGAGACGGAAAGGGCCGAGGGCTAAAGGCTCACGACTACCGCATCGCATTTTTGTGCGGGAAGGACCATTACGAGCTCGATCAGGGTTACGCAATGACGCGATTCGAGCGGGTGCAAATGTGGGAAGACGCTCACCGCAAAACAATAGGATGGTTGTTTGATAATGGTCATTTGGAGGTTAAGTGAAGCACAAATGGAGGCAATGCCGCAGATGTGCGGCGAGGATGATCTTTGTTCCGAGGCAGACGTTATGCAAGACTTGTATGAGGTTCTATGGCCTTAAGCCCCACCCAACTTACTTTACGACTACTGCGGGAGGATGGGTGGCTTGTGGAGACAGTCGAGAGGTGGGTTCCCGGCGCGAACATTCGGAAGGATCTGTTCGGCTGGATTGATCTGCTCGCCCTGCGGGATGGTGAAACGCTTGCGGTCCAAACAACGTCGTGGAGCAACATCAGCGCGAGGGTGCATAAGATCGCAGAGAGCGATACGGTCGCCGCAGTAAGAAAGGCCGGCTGGACGATCCACGTTATAGGTTGGAAGAAGGAGAAAAGCAGATGGATTCACAAAGTGGTGGACGTTTCCTAAGCTACTGCTTGCATTGCCAAACGTGGCGGCGGTCGGTGCGGCAAATGAAGTGCTCGAACTGTTTGCGCTCTGCTATACTGTTTTTAGGTCGTCCGGTGTAAGATTGAGGCTAATCCTCCAACCGGACGCAATGTCCGTTACGCCGGACTTAGTGCCGGCATTTTTTTGCGGGGAGATTATGAGCAATATCAAAGCAATACTCGAAGCACTTCAAGCTGGCCCAGCTACCTCAACCGAACTTGCTGACCGTTTACAGATGGACCGAGCTTCCGCAAAGGTGGCTTGTCTCGCACTCATCAAAAAACAATTGGTCAAACGCGAGATGATCGATAGAGTGGGCAAAGGACCAAAGACCGCATACCGCTATGAACTTATCCATACAAGCTGACTTCACGCAACTGACGAAGAACTTGACCCGAGTACAGAGGGAGCAAGTACCGTTTGCCATTGCTCAAACCCTCAACGCTCTCGGGGATGACGTGGCTCGTGCGGTGACCGTTCAAATGGATCGCTACCTCGACCGGCCCACTCCGTTCACAAAGAAGGCTTATGTTGGCGGCAGAGGGTTTAAGGGCAAGCGAGCGACTAAGCGCAACCTCGAGGCGATACTGATTCCCGGAGACATTCAAGCGAAGTATCTGAAGTTTCAGATCGCCGGCGGTACACGATTGCCGGATCAGAAAGCGATCCTCGTGCCGACTAAGCTCGCACCTAAGAACAAATTCGGCAACCTCACCCGAGGCAACCGCAAGCGGATGGTGGCGGGGGGTGGGAACTTCTTTAGTGCGGGGGACCGCGAAGGCAAGACTCCCGGCATTTATAAGCGGGTGGGCAATAAGGTTCAGCCCTTCGCGTTTTATGTTGATGACGCTCGCTATGAGGCGATCTTTCCGGTCGAGAAGATTGCGGGTGGAGTAGTACGCAACAACCTGCCACGTCGCTTCAGAGAGGCTTTAGCGAAGGCGGTGGCGAGTGCTAGATGACCCCCCCCTAACGGGTCCTCCCTGTGGATAACTAGCCGCGGGTAATTCGCGAC